AAAAATCTCACCGGACGCATAAGGGATGGCGGTTTGTGAGGACGCCGTATTGCCGGCTGACGCCGCTGTTGCATCGGTAATAGTATAACCCGCCGATCCGTCCGGGGCAGTGGTGCCGGAAAGCGCACGGGTAACGGCGTTAAGATACCAGGAGGTTATCGGGTCAATCAGGCTTTCATCGTCTGTCGAAGCCGGCACACACCCAATAGCGGAAATCAGCGACCCGTCACGCTGGCGCAGGGCCATGTAATGCTGCACCCCATCAGTAAACGTCAATGGCTCCGAGGTGGTCAAGGTCAGCGTCGCAGGGTCCCAGCCTACCACGTCGCCGTTCTGGCCGTAGCGCACCCGGTCATGACTGATGCTGATCGGATCAAGAAGGATCGGAATGCACCCCTCCATTTCCGTCTGCAGCTTGTAAAATTTGCGCCGATAATAATTGCTTGCCCATTGATACCAGGCCTCACGGGTTGCGTGCGCCCGCGTCGTCACCCCGAACATGGAGTCATCCGCCGCTTGGTCAGCAGTAGTCGGCACCATAACGGTCCGATCAGCCCAATATTGGCTGGAAAAATAGGTCATGTTGACCCCGTCCGCCGTCTCTGAATCGGCAAACTCGTAATCAACCGTCAATGAGTTTGGCAGGATATTGCGATTTGTGAAGGATACCACCGGGAGCCCGGCCTGCTGATCCCGCACAAAATTTACGATGCCGGCCATCTGAAATGCTTTGGTCCGACCAGCCCTGGCGATACTCTGCAACGCATCCCACCAGCCCTGCAGGGTGTCAAAACGGGCGTCAAAATAATCCCCCCGGCTGGCCCACACCCCGTCCAGGTATTCGAGCTGCAGAAGGTTTATGCGGCTGTCCCCCAGCCCTTTACCGTATGTGGCCTTGCAGGCATCGGCCAGCGCCCAAGCAATAGAGCGGGTAACTGAAGCGGTGGCCGACCACCCAGTGCCGGAGTTCCACGTCAGCAATTTACGAGTGGAAATTACATAAATACGGCGGCTGGCCATGGATGACAGGCTGTTTGTGGCCCGCATGCGCAGAGCAATAACCGTCTTTCCCGGGAAAACCCGGTTGCCCGGATGATACCCCCGAGCTGCCGACCAATTGACATCATGACCGGCCCGAGAGGATGTGTCTTTGGTGGTGGTGCGGATCGCGTAGACCTCATAGCGCCCGGCCGTCACGGGAACCATGAAGCTCTGCCTCAATGGGGTGGTACTGGCGTAAGGCGAAGTAACAAATTGTTTGAGCACGTAAAACAAGTTGGCGAATCCGTATGTCCGATTCGGATCAAGGCCTGTACCGGTTCCTCCCAAGGAAACAGCGGCCACAAGCTGCCAAGCTTCAAGCGGATCGCCGTCGTCGTTGATCAGCCTGGCATAAAATTGCACAGTGAGTGATTTGCCATCCAGACCGCCGGCGTCATTGGCGTAATAAAGGCCTTTCGGACACACCAGATCAAAGGCGATATTGTTAATTGTTGTCCCGGACGCGTTAAGGGTATACGGCCCTTGCTGGACATTGTATTCCAACTCCTGTCCTGCCACCTCAAGGGAGGTTGTGACTGAGGCGGGAAACAGCGTTACCGCCGTGCCTGGCTCCACTACCTGCCAGTCCACTTCGTCAAAATTCCCACTATCCACCAGCCCACCGCCGACTTTCTCAGCAACCGGTGTGTCCTGGATGCCCATCTCCTCGATATCATACTCACCTTGGCCCAGCATGAGGAGCGAGTAAAGATATTGATCCCCACCCCGGAAATCAGTGTAAGGGGCAGCGGCGAAATCCGGCCAGCTCTTGCAGCGGCCATATTGCACCGGCACCGGCTGACCGATCCGGGCCGCGTTACCCTGTGCGGACAAAGAATAGGTGGGCGACGCCGCCGCCAGGCTTGACATGCGGGTCGCCTGCGGTGTGGCCTGCGCCGGCAGAATGGCGTTCATCAACAGGCTGCCGGCAATACTTATCGCCGCCCCGGCGGCGGCCCCGGCAAGTCCATAAAGCCCCATGGCCGGCGGAAAATAAATGGCGGCAATCATGATGGCAATCGACATCACGATACGCAACGGGTCAGAACTCCCCCCGCCGCCCTGTGGCAACATGACAAAATGGACGGTGTCCTGATCCCCGGCTATCGTGGTGTTCCACTCGCCGCGTAACAACGGCTTGCCATTGTACAGACAGATAAAAGGGAGTTGTGAGACAGGGGCCAGAACACTGACCGGCACCGGTAAATCAATGGCGCTGATCTGCCGGTCGGTATGCGGGTGATAGGGGTTCCTGCTGATGATCAGACTGGCTTGCATTCATGCCTCCAAAAACTGATAATGTTCCACCCTGATAACCGCAAATGCAGGCGGTCCATGAACACCACCCCTGCCCCATTCACACAGTGCAGCACCCCGCCGCCCATGGTATCAACCCATACCCCGACATGGTGCGGGTGTTTGGCATGGCTCATCAGCACCCCGTCCAGCTCCTGCGGGTCGTCAACCTTTTCCCAGCCGACATAACTCCCGTCACGGAAACAACGCATGACCTGGCTGACCCTGGTTGCATCAGCATCAACGATGGGCAGGGCAACGCCGCACCGCTGGCGCATGACGTAACGTACCAGCCCCCAGCAGTCAAATGACTCAGGCCCTTGTCCACCGCTCACCCACGGCTTGCCGATATACTCTGCCGCCCAGTGCATCAATACACCTCTGCCAGGGACGGGTAATCCGTCAACCTGTACAATTCATTGGGAAAACGGGTATTGTTGAAATTGCCGAAGCTGCAGCGGGCCGTGACCTTAAAGTCATCAGCCCGGCAGGATTTTACCTCCATGTGCAGCGGCGGGTTATTCTGCGGGCCGGACAGATCAGAACCGAGATAGGCCCGATACGTGACCTCAATCACAGCCTGCGTAAAAATGGCACTGCTCATTTGGTCCTCTATTTCCGGGCTAACATTATCAAGCTCGATGGACATTTCCGGGGCGCCGTTCGTGCCGACCTCCGGTTTTGTCAGGGAAAACTGCATGGCGATAAAATCAACCTGTTCACCAGGATTTTCCGGAGCGCCGGACTCAAGGAAGGCGGGAAGATCCGTATTGTCCAACACCACCCTGATCGGGGCCGTGAATGACGTGTGCCGAAACTCCAGGGTATGCAGGACAATCTCGGTGCTTGGGGCGGCGGCGTACGCCTCTTTAATTGCTTGCGAAAGGGTGGAATCAGGCATCAGTACCGCACCTCAAGTTTGAATGAAACATCCCAGGAATCTTCGCTGTCTTCAACAAGTCCCGCTTCATACGGCCCAATAAATCGCGCCGTTTGTGTCGAAGTAAAAACGCCCGAACTTGTGCCGGTGGCAAGATCAACCGTAAACCACCCTGCCCCACCGGCCGCGCCGCCAACCTCATCATCAAACCAGGCGGTGAACAGCACAAATTGATCGTTGGTTAACCTGACACTGCAAGAAATCTCGTCAACCCTCGCAGATGTCCGCAGCCTTGTTCGGGAGTTGCCGCGATCCATTTGCGTTCTGATCGTGCGGTCAGTGGGGGATATTTGATAACCAGCCCGCCTTGGTGCCGGCAGTGCTTCTAACCATGCCCCAGCCATTATCTATTCATCCCCCAGGCAGAATTTAAACCATACCGCGATTCAAGCACTGGTGCCAGCCCTTTGCCTCGGCCGATATCGCTTCCCATCTTCCCGGTGATCTGCTCCACCATTATGTCAATGACACGGTTGCCGCCACTGTCCGTGCTATCTTTGGTCGTGGCCTGGGTGCCAGATGCGTTATTGACGACATTTACCGTTACCGCCGTTCCGCCACCACCAGAGCCTTTTGGGATAACCGTTTCCCCGCGCTGCAAAATTGCCGGGAACTCATCCCCGGCAAGACCGGAGTGGAAACGCGGCGCATTATTCCAAAGCGAAGAAGATGCGACCCCAGGAGAACCATCAACCCCAACTTTGCCGCCTGAATGGAATGAATAGAAGCTTGTCAAGGCCGCGTCAATCCCTGCGTTTTGTGTGGTGCCTGAAAAAATAGAATCGACCCCAGCGGCGATAAGACCATTTCCAAAACCACCGGCGGCATTGGCATTTGACCCCCACAAGGCCATCTGCAATTGGGCGGCCTGCCAGTTGGCCACCATGTCCAGAATCACATCCTCGAACCTGGAGCCAAGATCGTCAAAATTGCCCTTCATGGCATCGAAGAAAAATGACTTGCTTGTGCTCTGCATGTTTTTCTGCGCCTCTTCCCAGAAGGCAGATATGGTGCCTGTTTTTTCGAGAGTAATTTTTTCGATATCGTCCATTTCAGTCTGCCAGTTGGCGGCCAGGCCCAAATCAATATCGGCGGCATCTTCAAATGAAAGCGACCCTGACGAAACAAGATCGGTCAAAACCCTGTCGTATTCCTGGTATTTTTTTGTAATCTCTTCGATCTGTCGGACATGCTCCGGCAGTGCTGCGGTGTTTAAATCATCCCATGCCTTGCGCTGCTTTTCAATTATGGCGGTTGACTGGTCAATGTCGGCAAAAAAATCTGTCAGGTCATTACTGATATTGACCATTTGATTTTTTTTAACTTGCTCATCTATGGTTGAAAAATAGCTTTCAAGAGCTTTGTCTATTTTGAGAATGGCCTTTTCTGCCTTCTCGAGCCCTTCTGTTTCAGATTGGGCCGCCGTTAATTCTCTTGCTGCTTTACCGGCAGCGATACGTTTTTTTTCCAACTCCGCTTCTGCTGCTGACGCTCCTGCGGCAGAGGATGCCTCATTCTTCAAGGCAATGGACAGATCGGCCAATTTCTGCAACTCTGCATCGCTGGCCTTGTATCTTTCCTCATACATTTTGTTCCATTCACGGAATTTTTCGTCTGTTTTCCCGAAAGTTAGAAATGCCCCGGCCGCGGTAAGGCTGCCTCCGGCTTTATCTGCAAGCATTGCCATCCTGAGCATCTCAGCTTCTACAGAGATAATCACAGAGCGCAGGCCGTTGCCCCACTCCTTCGCCACTGACGAATTGGCTTCCATGGATTTGTTGGCGCTCTTTAGCCCGTCGCTCAACTGCTCAACAACCAAGGCAAGGGCAGGGGTAAACGCCTCCCCGATGGATACTTTCAGATCGTCGCTGTACCGCTTCATAGACAAGATCTGCTTGCCAGCGGTCCCCATCGCAGCCTCATATGTCCCGGCAATCTGCGTCCCGGCATTAAGCACACTGTTAACGCGGGATTGCATTTTTTCTTGCTCGGTCAATTCGGCAGAAGTTTTGCCAATTGACGCGGCCATGGTTTTATAGCCGCCCTCAAAGGTGGTATTTATTCCGATAGTGCGGAGCATCTCGACTTGCGCTGATTGTATGCCGTAGACAAGCCGCTGGAAAGCCTCAGAAGAATTGATATTGCCGATTACCGCCGCGTCCTGGGCAACCCTGGCAAGCTTGGAAGAGTCGGCCATGTCGATGTTGGCCTGCGCCATCATGGACAATACTTGCCGAGATTCAAGAGCGGCTATGCCTGAATTCCGCAGGCTTTGGGCAAAGCCGTCCATCTCGGCTTTCGTGTAACCGGCGTTATTTCCAACAACGCCCATTACCACGCCAAGGGTTTCATACCTGGCGGCCAGCATCGAAACATCCTTGATCAACGCAACGGCGCCCATTGCCCCCATCGCGGCAAAGCTGGCAATAAATATTTTTGCCGAATCAGAAAGGCTTGAGAAAGTGCGCTTTCCTTGGGACTCCAGCCGCTGCAAGTCACCTTGCATCTGCACCCCGATAGCCTCATGCCATCCGGCGGCAATAGAGCTTGATATTCTGCCTGATTTTTCCAGTTGTTTTATCTGGGCATCAAGCGCCTGATATTTCCGATGGACCTTGACCACCGCCCGCTCATGCTCAGGCAAAGCGGCAAGGGAAATCCGGCTTACCGCAGCTTCCGAACGCTTAAAGGCGGCATCTGTTTCGTTGGCAAATTGCTGCAGCGCGACCCGCCCCTTGTTGCCGTCAACAATTATGTCATATTTCAAACTCGGCATTATTTCATTTTCCTGGTAATCCGGTTTGCAAGGTCAATCTCAATGGCGCGTAATGCCTCGGTCTGCTTACTGTCAACCGCTGGTCGAATAAAAGGATGGGCGGGCATATTTCCGCCTCTGGCACCGAACTCAACAAGATGAGCATGCGGGGCAATGCTATAATCAACCCAGACATAAGCGGCCCCAGAATGTCCGAATTGTGTTGCGGTTTTGTCAATACGGGACACAATGCCACGTTTCAAATTTCCTGTAGGCCCAAGTGGTGCAAGCTGCCTCGCCTCCTCGGCAATGATGTCAGCCGCTATTCCGGCAGAAAAAGAAAGCTCGCCGACCGTGATTAGGTTTTTCATCTCGGATAGGAGCTTTCTTGTTTCTGGGGCCATTTTTGCTTTTATAGTCGGCAATGCCATGGTCACATCCTGAAAAGTTCTGTTTTTATCCGATGTGCGATTGATTCCGGTGATTCAGCTGGTTCTTTTTCTTCAGGGTCTTCGATAAAATTCATAAACTCTTTCGCGATAAACGGCTCTTTGCGCTTTTTTGTGTCTCGGTTCAAATTCGCGGTCATGGCCATTTGCTGCCCATGCCTTATCTCGTCCCGAATTTCTCCGAATGGCTCTATGTTTTCGTATGCCATCCATTCCGCAAGCTGCCTGGCGCTGATAGAAGAAAGAAGAAAATCGGGGTGGAAGCAGCCCAACTTTAAGCAGAGGCGGAAGGCAAATCTTCGCTCAGGTTGGGCTCTGATTTTTTTTCTACTTCCTCCGACTTAACGTTCATCTTATTCAAGGACAATGCCTTGTCAAAAAGTATCTGCAGCGTCTCCTGATCTCTTCCGGCCAGTATTTCCGCTTCTTTATCAGTAAAAATGCGCTGATGGTCTTCGCCTGCCAGGCACCTGACAAGGACCTTCCCGGCCAAGTTCTTCGTGAATATCTTCTCTGTGTCGCCCATATCCTCGCGCAGTGTCTCCCGGTCGAAAGCCGACATTTCCCGGATGATGACATCCCCTCCCCACCTCGGAGCTGGGACGATTTCACACTTAAAGCAGTCCGCAGCCAATATGCTCTCTTTGGTCAGTATCATATTAAGACACCACCACCGCGCCGCTGATCCTGACTGTCTGCGATCCTTTCAGGACCTGGTCAACCCCGGCTGAAGGTACGGCGCCATAGGAAGAAAGATGACCGGAAAACGTGTAGACGTTGCTCAGCGGGTCAGTAATTTTGAAACTCTTGGTCAACGACCCTGCCCCAGCTACGCGGCAAGCTGCCTGGCCAGCATCGTCCTCGAGATATTTATAATTTATGGTGAACGAACCGTTATCGGTAAGGCCGGCCATAAATTCCTTCGCAGTGCTCTTCAGATCGGTTGTATCAATCTCCGACACGGTTGCCCCTGACGGCGAGTAGTCGATAATCCCGAGAACCTCTGTCCAGGTTACCGGCGTTGCTGTTCCGCCGCTTGTGTAGGTAGTGAAGGCCCTGGAGTCAATACCAACGACAAATGCTGTGGTGCTGGTGACGGCCCGGACGGTACCTGTCAGCCCGTTAATTTGCGTCATGCCGCCAACCGTCGCGAATGTCACCCTGTCGCCAACGGTCAGAGTATGGGTACCAGTGACCTCAGCGTTGAACGCCTTGGAAATTGCCGTTATGGTAATAGCCCCGCCGGTGCCGGTGCCGATATGAAGAGCTGTTCCTTGTGCCTGTACGCCGCTCATAATGTTCTCTCCTTAATCCCAGGCGTAGAAATCAATTATCTGCCTGTTTAATTTTACGTCCGGGTCGAAAGCGTCCCGAGACACTAAAAAACAATTTGAAAATGTTGCGGCAGCCATCGCCGCCCTTACTGATGCTTCAAGACCCTTTGCCGTGTCGTAGCCTCTCGCGTACACGTCAACCTGCACCCGTTTCTGAGTATCCGTGTTTTTGATGTTTCCAGGTACGGTGCTGATGACCTGCAAGACAATATATGGTGATGTTGGGGTGTCAGGAACTTCCCCTATCGCATACACCCGGCTTGATACAAGGCTGGTCAACGCTGCCCTTACTGCTGATTCTGTCGTCATCCCTCATTAACCCCCGTGGAGCACATCAACAGCATTTCCTTGTTTGCCAAGTCGCGGTTGATCACTGCGTCGATATCGTATATCGCCGAGTTGTAGGACACGCGCATGGCCGGGAGAACCCCGGCAAGATACCGGATTGTTATTTCTGTATCGACCTTGCTTTGTGCCGCCTGCGCTTCAATCAATTTCCTGCCGCTGGTTGGCCTTATTTTCGCCCAAACCGTCGCAAAAGTGGACCATGACTTTACCTGGCCGCCATACGCTCCAGCGCCGCCAAGGGTGCTTTGCTGGATGACAATTTTATGCTTTAGTTCTCCGGCCCTGATCATACATTCCACGCCATGCGATAATCAGCTATGAGCGCATCAATCGCCAATGGGATCTCGGCCACTGACACGCTGCCGTAATTGCTCGCAAGAACTGGCTCTCTGTTTTCATACAGATGCGAAATCATCAGCAGTATGGACTGTTTGATTTCTGCAGGCACTGCCGAGTAGCCAGTAACCCACTCGATGGCAACGCCGTTCACCGGCCTCAATGTCACTCCCGACGGCCACGAAATGCCATAGGCAAGATCAATTTTCCCTGGACTCGAAAAGGTATCAACAAGATAATTTACCGAATCCCAGGTGGTCACAGTGGCCGCATAGTCGGTATATTTAACCGATGTTACGGAAACAACTTTGCCGAAAGGGAGAATAATGAACGAATCGGCCGGGAAAACATCAAGATACGCGGTCCATGTCTGTGAAACAAAACGATTGCTCGTCATGTTTTCAATAGCGGCGGTCGCCGCGGTAATCAGCGCCGTGACGTAGGTATCATCGGCGGTATCTGTCCGCTTAAGATGGTCCTTCGCCTCGGTCAGCGTTACCGGGAAAGCAGCTGGTGCTGTTTTGAGTACCTGGATCATTTTTTCCTGCTACTCTTTTTGGCGGTCTGTTTTTCTTCAACAGCTTCGATTTTGTCTTTAACCTCTGATCCCTGACCTGTGTCGCAAAGGTGGCGGCCAGCTTCTTCCGTTAAGTCCATGATGTCCCCGGATACGAAACACCCGCCAGGACCCGCCGCCGTCCCTCTTATTTTTACCCGCATTTTGTAGCCTCAAAATTGAGGCGTCATGTAGACCGCCTCGATTGAATTATCTCAACTGCGCAGCATGCCACCAGTCAACATCGAGACTGTTTGCCGCCGCAGATCCGCACTTGGTCGCGAAGCACGGGCACATGACCTGGTCAAGCGGGAAATTTGCCGTCGCGCTGGTTGTCGTAGCGGCAAGGGCAACCCCGTTAATGTAAAAAGTGACGGTCCCAAGAACAGATTTCATGCCGAGCTTGACATATGCCACCGCAGCAGTTCCGGCAGTGGCGCTGATTGCCGCCCGCGCCCCGCCGTTCAGCGCCATCTGTGTCTGCCAGATGGCGGCGATATCGGTTGCGGCCAGGATCTGGAATCCAATTGAATCGACGACCTTGAGCGCCATGGTATTGTCAGTCATGAAATCCACGCCGACGCCTGCCTCTTCAGCCAGGCCGACAAATACGCCCTGAGCGGTGGCAATCTGAGAAACCTTGACCCTGGCCTCAAACCACCAATTTTTGGTGGCGTCCGCCTTGATCAACCCGGCAAGGGCGTTGTTGTATGTGACATAGCACTCATCGTTATCAGTGCCGGGGGCAAGGAGCCTGGCGACGCCGTATGGAGTCCCAGTCACGGAAAGGAAGGTGCCGTTTGCCCCAGCAATGGCATACGGAAACCCGGCTGTCTGGACATGCGGGAAATCATCACCTGCCAAAATCCCCACGGTTGGATCAAGCAGCATTTGCAGGCGCGGGCAGTCGGACCAGATGGCCGGGGAAAGACCGACGCCGGATGCTGTCCAGTCTGTTGCGGTTACAAGGCCGCCAGGAGCAATACAAAGCTCGTTGCCGCCCTCTTTTTTGTAAATTTTCGGTTGGTAAGACATTTCAGTTCTCCGTTGGTTGCAGCCGGGCAGTTACGCCCGGCCTACCCATTTAAGGGACGGGTTAGGAGCCGACGATAGAAGTAGACGCGGCCACGGTTGTGCTGGACTGGGAAACAGGGCATTTCCGGCCATTATACCGGATGGCAACCGTCTCGCCAAAGGCGATATTCTGGGTGGCACTGGTCAGCGTGCCCTGCACATACCTTTCTACCGGCCGGAAACAATCGACGATCAGCAGGCGGCTATTCAGGTCATCATTGACGGCGCTGGTCGCGGTTGCGGCTGCCCCGGTAATGGCCGCCATGGCGGCGTCAGAGTTGGCCGCGCTTTCCTGCACGGTTAAGGTGGCTACTCCAAGGGCAACGGAATCGGTAATCGTGGCCATGAAAACCACACCATCATACCCGGCCATATCCAGGATGGATGAGTTGTCGTCTGTGTTGTTTGCCGCGGTGATGGCGGCATTTACAAAATCAATTTTACAGTTGTTGAGCAAGTTCATATATTCTCTCCTTATTATCCGAGCTTGACCTTATTATCCGAGCTTGACCCTGACAAACGCCTCTTCAAGAACAGGCATGCCGTCAGTTTCTTTGCGCATGATCAGGCCGGTCTGGTTGGTGGCGGCGTACAGCTCTTTCAGCACCTGAATCTGAATGTCAAGCGCGTCAGCGATCCAATAATTGCTGAAATCACCAAGGATGCCGCAGTAAAGGCCGGTCGTCATGGTGTTCGGCGCGTACTCGCTCATACTGATGGGGCGGCCAAGCAGCATATCAGGCTCACCTGAACGGACAGACTCGCGCCAGATGTATTGGCTGTTTCCGTCCTTGATTTTCGCCAGAACAAGCAGGACATCACGGTGGAAAATCCAGTCTGCGCGGTTCCAATACTGGCCCTTCAGGGTGTATTTTGCGTTCATGAGGCCGTCAAAAGTGGGGTACGTCGCCTCATTGCCAGCCGAAACGTCCCGGCCCGTTGAGATGCCGAGGGCGGAAGCGGTAAACACGCCGAGCGGCTGCTGTACGCCGTTGCCGGTCATGAATACCTTTTCCTCGGTGATGCCTGCCTTGTACCCGAGACGGGCCATTACCAGAGTGTCAACCGGGATGGTTGAATTTCGCAGCAGATGGTTACTGATTTTCACCTGCTTTGCGTACGGGTGCGGGGTAAGAATGCGCTTACCTAAAGCAAGAGATGTGTCAAGGCTGCCGGTTGCGATTTCCGTGGTCCAGTCGGCATCAGAGATGTCTGTATCCAAAGAAGGAGCACCAAGAGAAACAGCTTTTCTCAGCGAGTAAACAGTTGATTTCGTCCGGATGTAACAGACATCATCAACAGCTTTGATCAGCTTGCTGATAAACTGCTCAGGAAGCACAAGGTAGCCGCCGTCTGTGTCGTTTCCGCTGGTCAGGGCCTTGACGTGTTCGGGAGAAAGCCCTTTCTGCCCTTCCACGATCATGATTGCCATGGCCTCGTTGTAAATCTTCGAGGCCCTGGGGTTGGTGTTGCTTTTTTCGGCAGCCGGCTCGATACCATCAATGGCGATCTGTGCCGCTTCTTTCTCAAGCCTGGCCTGCAACTCTTCCCGGTCAATGGCGGTCTTTGCCTTGTTGGCATCACCGATAAAGGCGGCGTAGGAAACATCCTCTTCAGGGGTCAAATCTCTTTTTTCTGCCTCGGCCTTATCAAGGATGGCGCGGGCGTCGGCGATTGCTTTTCCCCGCTTGTCTCTCAATTCCATAAGCTTTTTCATTCTTTTTTACTCCTCGCACCTCGGCGGGTGCTATTTTAATTAAGTTCCACCAGTTCAAGGCGCTTCCGCCGGACATTCTGTGTAACGATTATTTCTTTAGGCTCTTCGGCCGGTTTTTCTTTCAGGGCAACCGGAACCTTGGCAAAACAGCTCAGGTCAAAGCTTACCTTGGCCGCAGCTTCATTTTTGCCGGTTATCTCATCAATAAATCCTGCCGCTTTCGCTTCTTCTGCGCCCATCCATGTTTCGGCATCCATCAAATCCTTGATTTCCTTTTCGTCCTTGCCTGACTTGTCGGTATAGGTTTTGATCAGCGAGCTGCTTGAAATCTTATCAAGCAAGTCCGCCTCTTTCCGCATGGTTGCCGCGTCGCCAATCACGATTGACCACGGATTGTGCATCATAAACATGGCATTCGAGGCCATGAACACCTTTTCGCCGGCCAGGGCGATGATGCTTCCCATGCTGGCCGCCAGCCCGTCAATATGGGTGTGGACTGTCGCCGGGTGTTTTATGGCCGCGTTGTAAATCGCCACGCCATCGAAAACAGATCCGCCGGGAGTATTCAGGTGCAGGTTGATTTTCTTTGCCGTGATGCTGTTCAATTCACGGATGAACGCATCGGCGGTGATACCATAATACCCTATCTCGTCGTAGATGTAGACGGAAGATTCATCACCAGCCTTGGCCTCAATGCGAAACCATGATTTCCCGGGTGTTTCCCTGTTGAGCGCCTTCAGCGCAAAATATTCTTTAAACATTTGTTCCCCCTGTTTCCGGAACGGCGCCGGCCATATCAGCCGGGAGCATCCCGCTTTGCAGGTAATATTTTTTACCCTCTTCCGTGCCGGTTGGGTTTTCGCCCTCGTAGCTTCGTATTTCGTCCGGACTCATTGACGCCATTTCAAACCTGGCCTTTAGGTATTGTGCGCGGGCCTGCGCGTCGCCCCGCATCATTTCGTCCATCTCGAAATCAATGCAGTAATCGCCGATTTCCGAAGGATAAAAAAGGTCACGTTCAAGCGCCTGTTCCCACCTGGTGCAGTTCGGCGTCATAGTGTTGCGGACGAAACTCATAAAAAAATTCTCTGAACTGGCAAACGTGCTATTTTTGTCCCCGCTATGACCGAGCATTACCAGTGGAACCTTGAAAATCCTGGCGATATCTTCAACCTGATATTTCCGGCTTTCCAGAAATTGAGAATCCACCCCTGTCATCCCGATTTTTGTAAACTTCATCCCTTCTTCAAGGATTGCCGTCTTGTGAGCGTTTCCCACGCCTTCCCGGTTATCTGCCCATGTCTCTTTCAGCCGCTTGAAAGCGGGCTCGCTCAGTTTGTTTGGATGCTCCAGAACGCCGCCGATCTGAGCGCCGTTTGTAAAAAGCCTTGCCCCGTGCTCTTCTGTGGCCATCGACAAGCCGATTGCTTCCCGGTGAAGCTCGATAGGGTTCATTCCAACAATGCCGTTCTGGGAAAGACCTTTGATGTGTAGCACCTCGTCCTGTGATAAAATAACTGAAGACCCATCAAGCCTGCTGAATTCGTAGAAAAGTTTCGCGCCGTCTTCTGGCGGTGGAGATTCAGCGGTGACATAGGATGCCGCACCGTCGCCTTTGACGGTAAAAGGGGTCACATAGTCCGGGTGCAACGGAATCAAAGAGTTTACCCCCCTTCCTTTTGCCGCAGAAATAAAGGCGTAAGCGTTGCCGCGCAAAAGACGGTTGACTTCCATCATTTCACGGAACTCAAAAGATGTTTGCCATTTATTCGGCTTGTATTTGAGTTGTTTATAAAGCCTATGCGCCTTGACAACATCTTTCCCACCGTCTGCCCGATACCGCTTCACGTCAATTGGAAGCATTGCCAACGTCTGCGACAATATCCCCACGCAAGCATAGACGGTTGACACCCGCATTGCCGTCTCAGATGTCACGCTCATACCGCTGGACGTCATGGCCCTCCCGCCGAAAAGAGACGAAAGAGCCGGATCACCAACGGGATATGACGGCGAGCTTGTGGCCGCAAAAATCCTATCGAGCAACATTGCCGGACCTCTGCGCGATTATTCCGGCGCACAACAGAATGAAACCGACAACGACAAATGAAACCCATGGGACAAATTGATAGAGGCCGTAGCCGATCATGACAAGGCCGGAAACAGATAGCACATCGGCGAGCGTGATATGATGCTGCTTATTTTTTGACAATCAGTTCCCCCAGTAAAAAAAATAAATAATTTAACCACTACACTGCGACAGGAAGAAAAGCAAGCTTTTTTTCAGACAATTAAAACACCCCTTGTCTCGTAAACAGATGGGCCTCCCCTGGCCTCCGGATTCATTGCCATCAGCGCCACCGCATTGAATGTTGCCATCAGCGGGTCAATTTTACCTGTTCCGGCCGCCTGCTTCGTTATTACAATGGCGTTGCCCTTGGGCTCAACTTTTGCATTGCCAGCACACCACGCCATGAGCGCCTGGCCCCCATGCTCCACGGTACCCTCGGCAAGCCGTCTCTCTGAGGTCTTGATTGCCCCGGTCATGCGCCACCCCTGCGGAACTCCTACAATACGATCATTTCCTATGCCCCTACTCTCCAGCTCGTCGATAATGTCGCCTATCCCAGCCGGGTCCACCCCTATTCTATCAAGCAATCCGCTATCCTCGCACTGCTGGATCAGCTCGCCGGCCTGGAAAACGTCCTGCCCGATATCGTCCACAATGGTCAAGTCTCCGTCGCGCTGAAAGTCCCGGTACCTGCCAGATTCCGATTTTCTCCGCTCCAAGGCGATAGGATGGACCCATGCATGAGTCCAAAGCAGCCACTTCCTTGTTTCGGGCTCCCTGCCGATGACCGCGAGCCCGAGCATATCATCAAGCCCGCCGCCGTCTATGCCGACCACAATCACCTCGCATCTCGAAATAATATCTTCCAGCGACACGGAACCGGAACATTTCAGCCAAAAATCCGCCCCTGTCCATCTGGTTGACCTGAGATTGAGGCCAATTTCCACATTCAGGTGTTTTGCCAGAAACCCGCATAGCGATTCCGGCCCGTCGTTCTCGGCTTTCTGCAGCTCTCTGGTAAGGAAAGAAGGGTCAACGGAGGCACCAAGATTCGGATTTGTGACGTGGAAAAGGTCGTCTTCTTTTATTCGCAGCACGATCTGGTCAAGGTTTCGCTGTGTGTCCTTGCCGTCCAGCTTAACCACGCTGTCCGGGAACTCATATATCACAGGGAGGAAACGATTGTCGTCAATCCTGCCGTCACGGACCCCGCGCGCATAGTCAAGCTTCTGCTTGAACACCCCGGCCGGAGCGTCGTCACTCTGGGTGGAAAGGAAAATCGTAAACCCCTCAGGCCGGGAAGCGAGTCCGCCGGTCGCCTCCCGCAGCATGTTTTCGGCGTTTGGTTTTTTGCCAAACAGCCACAACTCATCCACAAGGACACCGGTTGCTTTTTTCCCGGATACCGCCTCATTATCAGCGGCGATGACTTTAAGCGTCGCGCCGGTTCCTCGGTGAGTGATGGTCCGGTAATGCTCTTGGACGTGCAGGATCGCCGACAGATCCTCATCGTTCCGGACCATATCACGGGCCGGGTAAAATGAGTTGTTGGCAATTTCAATTGTGGGTGCGATGATCAAAAACTCGGCAGACATGCGCCAGTTTCGGATAAGAGCGGTCAACATGATGCCAGCCGCGGAAGTTGATTTAGAATTCTTTTTGCTGATGAGAAGGAAAAATTCAGTGATTAGCCGCCGCCCCGACTCTGGATCATACGCCCCAAAGATGGAAGAGACAAAATCGGTAATCCATTGCCGGCTGACATCTCCCATTTTTGGGGAGCCCGGAGCATCTACAATCAAAAGTTCGTTGTAGATGTCCAGGGATGACTGCGCCTCATCCGGGAACAGCGGCGAGAATGAGATGAGTGGCTTACCCCCCATTATCCGCTCTTGCCAATCAAGGCAAGCTGTGGTCCATGTCGGCATCATCTTTTCATGCTTATGACTTTACTGGGAGGAGCGCCAACCGCAAACCGGCCGGCCGCTGCTATTTTCGCCGCGTCCTGTTTTTCCTCTTTCTTGCCCTTCTTGTCCCCGCCGTTTTCATGGCAGAACTTAGCGGCCGCCATGGCCATCCTGTCGCGCCTGTCTGGATGGATGCTTGGATCATTCATCACCCCAAGCATATACTCCAGCGGTGTTTTATTTTCTTGAGCCGCTTTCTCCGTCACCTCTTCGGCAAGCGGCAGTGATTTCTGTGGTAATTTTTCCGATGGTGCGGCGGTGGCAGGTTTTTCTTTGGCCGCCTTTTGTTTTTTCTTTTTGGGCTGCCTCACCGGTTTGGCTGGCTTTGGCGCTTTATTTTTCTTT